TGCAGGAAGAAATGGAGTCAATGATGAGTAATTCCGTAAATATAAAGAGAGCGCAGCAGGACATAGAACGTTTAATGGGGGACGTGGAGAAGCTCAAGGATAAACTAAGGGAGGCTAATAATGAAAATAATTAGCGTGATCCTCATGTTCGTTTTCGGGAACATGTATGACCAAGAAACTAGAATAACACAGTATATTCCTATGGAATCATTATCTTCGTGCATGAAAGAAGTAAGACTACTTAAGAAAAAGAATACTGGCTATGATAAGGACGCCTTTTGTGGTCCTGGCATAGTAGAAATTAAAGATGGTGAAGTGATTGCACTTTACAATGAAATACCAGCAGGCGCGACAAGGGTGAAGAAAGATATAAGCAAGGAAGCTTTTATGAGATGGTCACTGAAAGCTAAAGAGAAATGGAATAAATGATCACGCTTCTCGCTGCCCGTATCCCTGAATCTTTTTCAACATCGAATAAACACCATTCCTACGACCAGGCGTTAAGAGAGTATCAAGCTTTAAACCCTTTAGCTCGCTTTCTTCGAAGGCTACTATATCGCTTCCTGTAGAATTGCTGAAGACATCAGCTAATAAACATACCATACCCTTTGATATTAATGCAGCTGAATCAGCTGTGAAATAAATCTTATCATCATACGTATAATGAGGGACAAGCCATGTCTGTGACTGGCACCCAGGAACCTCAAATTCATCCAACTTAAACCTTTCCGGAACTGTTGCTGATTTCTTACCGAAGTCCATCAACCACGTATAACGGTCCATCATGTCATCCATGGAATTAAGGGTGTCTACATAAGTCTGTAGCTTTTCTTTGATCACGTAACACGTCCCGTCCTTCTGCATTCATAGCAGAAACGATCAAATCGTCCTGATTTGGTAAAAGTATTTGAACATATGTAACATTTCATTTTACCCAATGTAGGATCACTCTTGAACCGTGAGCGCATGCGTGACTTCGTGTATTTTGAATCGGTGGGAGGAACATATCCATTTTTTACTTTCTCCCGGTAAAGAACACCAAGGACGGCATTTTTAGATTTGCTAAAAATTTTTCCAACTTCAGCTGCTGTATGACTCTTAATTAATTCTCCCGCACGTTTTAAGTCTTCTTCTCTCCATTCCATTCGTCTTCCAGTATTAGCCATGCTTGTACCTCTTTCTGTTTCTATTATTCCAACGCTTGTGCCATGCCCACACGCTGACCTTACTGCCATAGTGTTCACACAAACAATAAAAATAATCTTTAAATCTATTAAGCATCACATTCCGGTAACAATTTAATACATGCGATGACGTTAATTTTATCCACAGCCGGTTCAAGTGGGGGTAGATCCGTTATAATGATTTTGTCTTCATCAATTTTATCCTTCTGAAAGTATGCACAACCGGATAATACCAAAAAGAACAAAAAGAAGTAAAAAACAGTTAATATCCCGGGTCCAATGATACCACTCCATGCCTTAAAGCTCAATACCGGGTGCTTTACGGGCTTTTTTATTTGGCTATTTTCTGCCGTTTTATCCTTAAGGTACCAAACAGCCATTCTTTCGTTTTTTTGACGTAATGACTCCTGGTAGCTTAAATTTAATAGCTCCTGTTCCTTTTTCATGTGGTCATAGAAGTCTTCACTCATTTTTTTCTCCAGTTTTTTCCTTCTTCACTGTATTATAATTATTCATCATTGACTTCGTTTCAGTTTTAGATAATTCCTTTTTGGTCACCAAAGAATAATTCCAATTCCATACTAGATTATATCTTTCCTTACAGTTTACAGGTGATACCCAATGTCTGAGCCATCCGGGTATTGTTATGATTTTTCCTTTAAATGTTTTAAATGTACCTACTTCTGTTTCTAATGGTGCAGAATCACAAAAATATAAAACAGTACTCCAATGACTAAGAGTATGCTCGTGAGGTATAACTTCACCTCCTTTTTCTAATTTATTGCCCCAAGCGTCCACAATCCTTGTCTCCCCTACTAAGGACTTTGCCGTTGGAAATATCTGGGTAAATTTTTGCATTTCTTTCATAAATTCTTTATTCATAAAATCTATAAAAGTTGGATCTTTCAGAAAAAAAGCATATTCTGTCATTTTTCCTTGAACATTGGTCTTATAATCCTCTGGGCCAGTATTTTCATCTATCTTCTGTTTAAAATATTCCATTACTTTATCATTGGTACATTTCAAATGAAATATAGTAGCATCCCGTTTCGTTGGTATTATTTCTACAACACTCATTCTTTCACCGGAACCTGTTTCGTGAATATTTTGAAGGCAATAGTGTAACGATTCTTTGGATTATGGTGAATGGCACATCTATGGGGCACGTTTCCATCAAAAACCAATAACCTGTTTTTCCTGTATTCAACCTTTTCTCCCGATTGAAATTCAGTTGCTCCTTTATATTCTTCCTTCCAATCACTAGGGTAAAACAAAATAGTTTTTCCATCTGCAGAGCGTGAATCAACATGCCAATCTCCTCCTACCCCAAAAGGATATAAATTTACATACCCTTTTTCCAGTTCAACATTATATTTCTTTCCCGTAGATGCCTGTAAATCATTTATGGCAGTGGCAGTGACAAGACGAAAAAGATACTCAAATTCCGGTTTCCTCTCATTTTTATCCAATACAACGGAAGTGAAAAATAAGGGTGTCTTTGGATCTGTTGTAGAAGAATGAAGCTCCCATTTCAATCTAACCATACTAAAATTAATATACTCCAAAAATTGTCCACCTAGGACATCATCATAAATTTTCATTTTTTTCCTTCTCTTCAGGATTATTTAAAAAATCATCACACAACTGCACTGCGCCAACAAGACCATTTAGCTGCGCTTGCATGTTCATGATCGCTGTCTTGCCCTCATCTATTTTGTCCTTAAGAGTATTGTGCTGCTTCACGAGCATTTCTTTTTTCTTCTTTATATCTTCTTGTTTCATTATTTTCTCCTTATCTTCATTCCATGACGGGCACGTCTACGATTTTTTCTCTTATTAGATCCAACCTTTCGCCGCCCCTTATGTTTCTTTCTCTTTAAGTCAGCCTTGCTCACTACACGCCACAAAGCCCTTCACACTCATCTTTAAATTCCTCATCAAATGTTTCACCAAATAAATTTTGCTGTGGATTTGGTGCCTGGAAATCTATGCTCCGTAGAGGCTTTGCTGATTTATGTAAAAACAATTCAGATGTAGTATTCTTTAATCCATGTCTAATCTTGTCATCAACTTCACACGCATCATCCCAGTCCTCAGGATAGTTCTTCTGCATGTTTCTCCACTGATCATTGTGATGGTACGGACAGCCAATGCATGAGGATTTACCCGGCATTGGATGTTTTTTTACATCGCGGTACCATTGCAAGCAATCAGCACGTGACATTTTCATTTCAATTAAAGGCCACCTTGATGTGAGCCACGGCATTCTAGCTTTCTTCATGCGCATAGCTTCATCCGTGGATATTCCAATCCATTGTTCGACGATCATGTCTTTCTTTACTCTATGTCTCGGTTTGATGCCTAATAATTCCCTCATCTTTTTCTGTATGGGGATAACTTTATAATCATGTGTACATTGCCTGTATAGCATTCCAACCTTTCCACCAGGACGTGCCGCAAATAGTGGTGGATTTGGTACACGCCCGGCGAAAGATTTATGCTCCTCATTTGACCCTTTAATGGGGTTCGCTGCGCGGATAAGGTCTTCCCTAAGGTTTCCTCTCTCTACAGTAATGAGTGGGCAAATTGTTATAGCCTTTTTTAAATATTCTACATGCTCGTATACGAAGGATGGTTCCCATCCTGTATCAGCAAATATCATGTAATCTGGTTTGTGCTTTGTCAGTCCTTCTTGGGCCATGAGTGCGAGGCACGAAGACTGTACCCCTGCCCCGAGTGATAATACGCGCATTGTTGGTTCGCGTTTTTTTCCTGCTTCATCAAAATACGCCGGTTCCTGCGTCGCCGCAACTGCAGCCATTGTGTTAAGTTGCTTGCGGTTAGGCTTAAGTTTAGAAGACATTTCTTCCATAAGTTTTCTTCTTTCATATTCCATCTGCTCCGGGTTAATTGCAAAACCTGGCTTAACTCCTTTAATAGGTTTTTGATTGGAAGCACGTTTCTTTCCCTGTTCTTTATAACCTAAATTAGCCATTATTTAGCATCGCCCCAATTATTTTTAGTTTTATACTCCACCTTAGTGGGAACTTCCAGCTTTACACAGTTTTCCATTATATCTTTTATATCTTTTGCCATTATATCAGATTTAACACTACAATTCAACTCATCATGTACTTGAATAAGTGGTGTAATTCCTAGCTTTTCATAAACATCTACCATTGCTTTTTTAGTTTGATCTGCGGCTGTTCCTTGAATTAATCTGTTCAACGCTTTATACGTTCCAGCTCTCTTAATAGCGCCACCCCATTTTATGCCGGCTGCAGTATGGGGTAAAGCTTTATGAAATACTGGTTGTTTGGTGACAGGATCAACTTCAAACCAGTTGGGTTCCCATAAATCAAATCTACATCGTCTTCCAAGATAAGTCCTTATGGTCCCTACTTTATTGGCCCTAATCATAACTGCCTCAAGCATTCCTTGCATAAAAGGGACCTTTTCCCTAAATTGTGTTAGCATGCCTTTAGCTTCCTTAGGACTGATGTCCAAATCCACTGCTAGTTTTTTATAACCCATTCCGTACATAACTCCAAGCCCAATCGTCTTTGCCAGTCTTCTTGGTATTCCAGCCATTTCAGCAGTTTGTTTGTGGAAGTCAAGGCCCTTAACAAAAGCAGACTTAACGTCTGCTGCCCCTTCGTTCTTGTTTAAAATTGCAAAGTGTGTAAGAATGCGGGGTTCCTGCTGTGAATAGTCAGCTGAAAGCCAATCTTCACCTTCTTCCGGTATAAATATTTTTCTTAACTCTGATCCAAATTCACTTCTTATAGGCATTTGCTGTAAATTAGGAGCATACATGGAAAACCTACCAGTAACAGTACCCCCTACAAATCCTCCTGCGTCACCTCTTATTTGATTTATATGTGCATGCAATCTTCCTTCATGGATATATCTTGCAATACCATCAATGAAGGTTCCTTGTAGTTTATTTAAAACCCTTGCTTTAGTTATCATTCTGGGGAGCTCGTGAGGGTGCGTTTCAAGAAATGTTTGTGTAAAGCTTGGAGCTCCTAGTTCAGTATGGGGATATTCTAGATTAGCGCCGTCAAAAGCTTCAGCAACGGAACGTGCGGCCCACACTTGCACATTTAATCCTGTAATGTCTCTTATTCTTTTTAAATATTGTTTTTCTTTATTAAGTAATTTTCTTTTAAGACCAAAAGCCTTATCCATGTCCACTCGCACACCACGTCTAGTCATATTAAAAATAACACGGATTAAACGGCACTCCATATCATAGACACGGTCAAGTTCCTCTTTTTCTATTTCTGTTATCAATCGCTCGTGAAGACGCCACGTTAATTTTGCATCTGCTTCTGCATATTCACCCACAAATTCAGCAGGCATTTTGTACATTTCTGCTTTAGGATCCAGACCCAGCTCCTCAGCTTTAGCTTTAAGAACCCTTTCGTCTTTAAAACCACCTAAATAATCTTTGACAATGCTATTTAAAGTATAGGAATATCTATTCTCATTAAGTAGTGCAGCAGCAATCATGGTGTCATGAATGTATCCTTTAACTTCAATATCTAAAACGCTAAGCCATCCCACATCATACTGGGCATTATGAAATACTTTTTGAATGGATTCATCTTCGCATATTTCTTTTATGTATTTAAGGACAGGTTTGCTGTCCATATTTCCACCACCATCGTGGGAAATTGGGTAGTATGCAGTAAAATCACCACTAGATAAGGCAATACCTATGACCTTTCCAATCTTCCTAGGCCATCCTGGTCCCATTTTAATAAGATCAGTGTCACATGTTTCCAAGTCAATCGCCACCACCTTCTTCCCTTTCATGGAAGGAAACTCAGTAGGATGAACCCACTCTGACTTTATTTCGTTCTGGTTAAATAGATCCATCGTTCATCTCTCCTGCTATTGCCATGTACGCTGCACCATCAACAAAATCATCTATGTTAAAATCGCCCATGGTGGAGCGCGAAATCTTTAATAAACACATCATGACTGCCACGTCACCAGGTGTTATTTCTTTCATAGGTTTAAGTTTTTCATCAAGGAACACACTCCATAAATCAGCTATCTGGCAATGATTTTTGTAAGCATCCCCATGTGTAGACTCTCTTTTTTCACTGACTAATTCAGCGGCTTTCATTAATATTTCTTCTTTTTTCATATTGTAAATCCTCCATATGATTGTGGTTGAATTATATGCAGTGATTTTTTTGCGCGTGTAACACCTACATAAAAGACTCTGTTTGTATCATCAGGATTAATTTCCATTTCATCCCTATTAGCTCGCGATAGATCTGTCATAATTGCAACGTTGTCACATTCACCACCCTTTGACATATGAATGGTACTCAAATTTATTCTTGCGTCAGCCATCAAGCCACCTTGCTTTTCCATTGACATTATGTAGGATTTATCCTGATCCCCTATTGCAGTGAATGCTACATCCCAAGGAACACCCGTGTTAAGCAAGCCGTGATTCATTACTAGATTTTCCATATTGTAGGATTTTCCTTCCTCTATTGTCTGAAGATTTTTGTAACCTCTCGCCACTCCCACTTCACTTTTTAAATTTGAATATATTGCCTTCACATCGTTATAGGATATGTCCTCTTCAAAATCATTTAATCTTTTCCATGCGTCTACGCCCCTGAGCAAACTTTTACTAACTGGGTGTTCTCCAAATTTGGTATAAAGTAATCCTTGGTATCGCAACTCTTCTTCAAAATCTTTTAGCATATATTTACAAGTTGCTAGTATCATCCAATTTCCTTCACTAACATCGACAGTTCCAGGGTAGCTGTGGAATTTAACTTCTCCTTCTTCATCACGTGGTTCCCACATTTTTTCACGACGATTCTCAATACGATTGACAATTTCTTGTGCTATTGAATGAATTTTTTTAGGACATCTGTAGGATTTTTTCAAAACACTTGGATTTCCTTCCATTTTTATAAGATGTTCTATATCTGCCCCTGTCCATCTAAATATAGCTTGATCATCATCGCCACTTATGTAAACTCTTTTGGAATTTTTCCACATTTTCCTGCACATGTCCCACTGTAATTTAGTAAGATCTTGTGCTTCATCAACAATGACAACATCTATAGGAGGAACAGGACCAAATTCTACATACTGTGATATCATGTCAGTGAAATCACACTTTCCAGTTTGATGTTTATACTCCTCCAAGGATTGTTGCGCCCACAAAAGATCATGCCATGGATAGTCTAAATTAGCTTTATTATAATAATAATCTAACTCTAATCCTTGCATTCTAGATTTATTTATATCCTTTAAATATTGGTTATCTGTTGTGATAATTCCATTTCCGTCCCAATCAAGGGTAATTGTTTTCAATTTTATGCCATAACTATCAGCAAATTCTCTAAAGTCGTTTTTGTCCATTATCTCTGTTTTAGTAAGACCAAGTTGTCTTTTACCAAAAGCATGCAGCGTACTGAAAAAAGGAAAATCATTATCAGTTAAATTAAATTTAGTCTTTGCCCTATCACGTGCCTCATCAGTTGCTTTATTTGTAAAGCTAACGAAAGCAATTCTATCAGGAGCAGTTCCGTCCTTTAGTTCCCGGTCCACGATCCGAAGTAAATTCTCCGTTTTACCAGTGCCAGGAGGACCTAGTATGATGTTAACTTCTGGCATGCAGTTCCTCATATACTTCCAGTATTCGTTTACAATCATCAGGTGTGACACCACTTTTTCTGTTATTAAATTCCCATGCGCAAAAGACAATATTTCCTTCTTCATA